GAAGCTTCGATAGGTAAGATTCTTGTTTCCAAGACTCTTATGAGTATAAATTCGCGTGTTTTACGCTTTTCTACTCATGAACCCTTTTACTCGAAGCGTGTAGGATCTGTGGGAGGTGTTAGGAATTACTATTATAGTTTTATTCCTTTCATCAATTATGGCCTTTTATTCGGATATAATAGATCCTCATCTCAAGTGGAGAAGAAAAGTGAGATTAGTAAAAAGAACAAGACTACACAATTGGTGGAGTCTCGGGACGGAACCATAGGTGATATCCTGAGAGAATTGATCTCGTGGTGTCCAATTGACCTCCAAGAGAAAGTATACAAGGAGTTTCTCCAGCGTGCTAACACGACTGGAGGCCTTTTGCAAAAATGCAAAGGCATCCCTTGGTTCTTTCCCTCTAAATACGGAGGACTTGGACTTCCATTCTATGAATGGAGTTCGAAACCGACTCAATTGAAGTTTCAAAAACTTCTCTATAACCAACTTGTTCTATCTGAAGCGATGGGAAAGAATATAGCTATTCCTACCCTACGCCAACCGGTTGACTCTGGATTGCTTGCAAAGGCAATGAAGAGTCTGCCCCGGAAGAATATCAGATACGGTCTCACAAGCGGTAAGGTCATTCAACTTTTGGTTCTGAAGGAATTTTATTCTGGAAGTCCATTAAGTTCTAAAAGTAACGCTCAGATGTCCTTAGTCTCTCTTCGGAGATTTTGGTCAAATAAGAACGTTGCTTCTATCGTCAAAAAGTTGAAGAAACTTGCCTTCAAAGGGAGGAAGTCTGGCGTGAACGTGTTCACGACCCCTGGCTTCCATACCTACACGAAGGAGTTTCTTTACGACGCAATGATAATTCCTGTTACACAGGACTACGACGATCCTGAGTTCGTCGATTTGTGGACCCACATTAATTCGTGGGACGAAGATATTCCCGATAAAAAGGAAATCTTCCATCGATCAATATTGACCGATGATACCACTGCTCCTGGCACATGTGTCGAGGAGGACAAAACCGTTGTCTTCCCGAACAAGCGGCCTGAGAGATATCTTGCGTTGTCAAACTATCTGAAAGCTCCCACAACAGTGCGGGGCGACTCGGGCGAGTCGACGTCCAGACGATAGGCCGAAGTGACAAACAATGGAGCGGCAATTTGATGGGTATTAGGGCAATATTTCTAAGTAGGGATTGTGATGCACAGTTTATTCTGTGTACCTGAAAGGGAATAGCGCTTTGATATTTGAAGAAATTCATTGACTTGAGTTGCTGTACCCCATTGGCCATGACACTGTTGAT